ACCGGCGGTAATACGGTTCGAGTAGCGCTTTATGTTTATGCGGTAACAGGTGGTGCGGCAACGACAGCCTATACTGCAACTAATGAATCGTCAGGCACCGGTTACGTGGCGGCTGGGGCCACAGTCACGCTAAACGGCACAGGTATAACCGGCACTACTGGTTATGTGGATTTTGGCGATGCGCAATGGACTTCCAGTACTATTGCTGATGGTGGTGGATGCATGATTTATAACGATACCGTTGCAGGCGATCCATGTATCAGTGTTCATGATTTTGGGTCTGCGTTATCGACTAGCGCAGGCACGTTTGATGTGATTATGCCAGCAACGGGCGCAACAGCGATTATACGGTTGGCGTAATCATGGCTGAAACGGTGTTACTCAAAGACTCGCCAGATGAGATTCATGCCCTCGGTGATTTGGGTATACGCGCTACGCGGCATCGTCCGATCCTCAAGGATGGTGTGATCCATGCGCATTGTGCGGGTCGGAAAATGTTCGGCGTGGGCAAAGACGGTAATCATCTGATTATTTTTTTAGCGGATGAAAACGGAAAGGCAACGACTGAATTTATTCGTGTTGGCTGGGTCGATCCGGATACCGAGGAATTGTTAGCCGGTGAGCCTGCATTTTGTGGACAATCAGTAAAGCAAGCATTGCCTGTTCCACCCGAGGGGGTTGGATTGGTTTACCCGGAAGTAGCACGGCGGTAATAAATCATGGCGTCTCCTATTTTCATCGGTAATAGCAATATTGCACAGATAGACCGATTGCGTGATTCTGATGGCACATACGACAACAGCGCAACTGTATCTGCTACATTGGTAGATTCAGCCGGGGCTACAGTAACAGGCCCCACCGCACTGAGCTATGTATCGGGAAGCGATGGTAAGTACCAAACAACATTGTCACCGGGGCTGTCGTTGACTGAGGGTTATAAGTATACGTTGCAGGTAACTATCACGTCGGGTGGGTTGACCGGGTATAAAGAGTTAAGATTGATCGCTACGGTGAGGGAAAGCTAATGCCAGGTGGTAGACCTACAAGTTACAAGCCTGAAATGTGCGATATAGCTATTGAACTGATGGCTAAAGGTGCAAGCAAGGTTGAGGTATGCGCTGCTATCGGCATTTCTAAGGAGACTCTTTACCAATGGTGTAATCCTGAAAGCGATTACTACAATAAGGCATTTTCTGATGCCATAAAAACCGGGATGGCATTATGCCAAGCATGGTGGGAGCGTGTGGGCCGAGAGTTCATGTTTAACGAAGATGGCAAAAACGGGCTTAACTCAGCGGTCTGGATTTTTAATATGAAAAACCGCTTTCGTGATGACTGGATGGATGTTCATAAAAGCGAAATTACCGGAAATAACGGCAGTCCTTTGAATATATTGTTAAAACAAATATCAGAGTCTGGCAAAAGTAGCACACAAAATCATATCAAAGAGAAAGACTGGGGATAATGACTGCTATCCGTGAGGAAGATTTGTTCGACCAGAGTTGGCGGTTGAATAACCTGTATTACATTAAAACCAAAGATGCGGGGAAAATTGTCCGGTTTGAGATGAACTGGGCGCAGCAAGAGATGTTTGAAAGCGTTTGGTATAACAATTTAGTCTTGAAGGCTCGCCAGATTGGGTCAACTACGTTTTGGTCGTTGTTAGCATTAGATAATGCGCTGTTTAACCCTAATTACAACAGCGTAATCATAGCGTGTGATCAGCCCACCGCTGAGATAATATTTGACAACAATATCCGCACGCCTTACGAGGAGTTGCCGGATTCGTTAAAGCAGGCTATTTCGGCTGAAAAAAATAGCACTCGGTCATTATCGTTTCCGCATCATAGCGGCGTTAGTGTTGCCACTTCAGCGCGTGGTGGCACGGTGCATTTTCTCTTGGTGTCCGAGTTCGGGAAGATGTGCGCAAAGTATCCATTAAAAGCAAAAGAAGTGGTCTCAGGATCTCTTGAATCGGTTGGAAAAGGGAACATTACTGTTATCGAATCTACCGCCGAAGGTTCGGCTGGATATTTCTACCAATATTGCATGGATTCACAAGATAAGGCGTTAAAGTGCGAGAAGCTAACATCTCAGGATTATCGGTTTCATTTCTTTCATTGGCACGAATGTCCTGATTATCAACTAAATGATACAGAGACATTACAAACCTTGGTGACGAAAGAAGATAATGAATATTTCGCCAAGATCGAGAAAGCGACAGGCAGAAAGATTACCCCTAATCAGCGTGCCTGGTATGTGCAAAAGAAACAACGCTTAGGCGATATGATGAAACAGGAGTATCCATCGACATACGATGAAGCGTTTGAAAGCTCGGTAGAAGGCGCTTACTACGCGTATGAGATGCGAACAGCGACTGAGCAGGGCAGGTTATGTCGAATTCCGATAGAACCTACTATCCCTGTTAACACGTTCTGGGATTTAGGGCGTAACGATACGACGGTTATCTGGTTTCATCAGCATATAGGGCAGGAGCATAGATTCATTGATTACTATGAAAATAACGGCTATGGATTAGATCACTATATTCGTTATTTGCAGGGTAAAAAATATGTTTGGGGGCAACATTACCTGCCTCATGATGTAGAAATAACGGAACTTACAACAAACCGTAGCCGGAAAGAAACGCTAGAAGCTGGCGGCATTAGTCCGATAGTTACTGTTCCAAGGATATCAAATATATATGAGGGCATCGAAGCCACACGCCAAGCATTGCCGCGATGCTGGTTTGATACCGAACGTTGTGATTATGGCATTAAGGCACTTAAGAATTATCGGCGAGAATGGGATGAACAGCGCTCTTGTCATCGTGAAGTGCCAATGCATGATTGGGCTAGCCATCCCGCAGATGCGTTTCGTCAGTTTGCGCAGGGGTATGAGCCTCCATCATCAACTATTGAAATTCCACGTCAACGGGTAATGGTTTACTAATGCCGGAAGAATCAGCGCTAAAGCTCAAGCAAGGAATGATTGATGAGCTTGGCTCAATGCTGTCTAAAAAGCTTAGCCGTCAGATTGAACAGCGTAAAGAAATCGAGGAGCGATGGTTAACAGATTTACGGCAATATCATGGAAAATATCCGTTAAAAGTTCAGGAAGTCTTAGACCAGCAAAACAACGAAACAGGCTCAAGCAATATATTCGTTAATATCACACGCCCGAAATGTGATAGCGCCGAAGCTCGCCTTTCCGACATGTTATTTCCTACCGATGACCGTAACTGGGGGATACAGCCAACACCAGATCCTGAGTTGAGCCAGTTCACTAATGATGAGGAATTAGGTGATGTTGCTCAGGCAGAGTTGGAGCAATCTAAGGATGCGGCTGAAGCGATGGAGCGTGAAATTGAAGACCAGCTTAACGAAGCGCATTACTCGGGTATTGCTCGTGATGTGATCCGTGACTCTATACGTTTAGGTACAGGTATTATTAAAGGCCCGATTGTAGTGGGGCGCACTCGCAAGGCATGGCAACCATTAGCCGACGGCGTGCAGCAATTGACGGTCAAAGTTGATAGTCGCCCCACTGTAAAACGGGTGGCCCCTTGGGATTTCTACCCGGATATGCAGGCTAACGATGTCGATGAGGCTGAATTCTTCTTTGAGCGCGATTATTTAACTCGTCGTAAGCTATCGGAGCTGGGTAAAAAGAAAGACGGCTTTTATCTCGACAAGCAAATAAAACAGCTGCTCGAAGATAACCCAGATTCGCAGGGGCATCATAAAAGCCAGGATATCGGCCAGAGATTACGTGAGATTAGCGGCGTTAATGCTGTTAGCACTGCTGGACGTTTCGAGCGCTGGACGTTTACCGGTGTGATTGATAACGAGTTCTTTGATGATAAAAGCATATTGCCGAAACGGATGCAGGATTCGCCGTTTGAGGCGATGAATGTACATATTGAGTTTATCAATGATGTAGTCATTAAAGCGGTTCGTATGCCGTTAGAAACCGATGAATTGTTGTATTCGGTCTATAACTGGATTGAAGCTGAAGGTTCTATATTCGGCTATGGCGTGCCTTATGTGATGCGTGCTAGCCAGGAGGTAGTGAATAAATCTTGGCGAACTATGTTGGATAACGCCGCATTATCGGTAGGGCCACAAGTCGTTGTGGACCAGAAAATAGTTGAACCGTTGGACGGTCAGTGGTCATTAACCCCACGTAAAACATGGTTGAAAAAAGATTCCAACAAATCAATCAATGAAGCGTTTCGTACATTCGACATCAGTTCATTCCAGCCGGAATTGAAAGACATTTTCATGACAGGCAGAGAGCTGGCCAACGTTGAAACCGGCATTGTTGATGCGCAGGATTTAGATGTTAATAGTGCTCAGGTTGAAACGGCGACCGCTACGAGCATCAAGAAGAACGAAGCTGGTGTCATTCAGCGCCGCAACGTCAAGAATTGGGATGATGGCATTACCAAGCCGCTTATTCGTCGTTTCTATGACTACAACATGCAGTACAACCCTAAGCCGGAGATTAAAGGCGATATGGAGGTTGATGCTCGGGGCGCATCTACCCTGATGGTTAAAGAAACTCAGACGGCAGCGCTATTCGGCATTATGAACTTTGCCGATAGCCCAGTGTTTGGTCCGTTAATCAAACCTGCTAACTTGTTCCGCAAGGCAGTTGAAGCGCAGCGGATCTCTCCTGATGAGGTATTAAAGACCGACGAAGAGATTCAACAGGAACAGCAACAAGCTGAACCGCAACCTACCCAAGATGAACTTGAGCTTCAGTTTGAACAGCAAAAACATGCTGACGATATGGCGTTAAAGCAAGCTGAAATGCAACAACAGCGCGAACTGAAATTAATCGAGCTGGCGCAGAATGGGCAAATCAGATCTGATGAGGTGGACGCTAAGTTATTGGCGACATCTGAGCAGGAAGAAACGAAGCGCGCCGAGCAAGATTTAAAACTGATAACCGGCAGTGGCATCTGATATCGATTTCACATCTACGGCATGGAAGGCGGTAGAGCAGTTCGCAATGGAATGTGTTGGAGAATGGACCGTGGAGGCATTGACACCTGGCACGGATGCCATTCAAACCGAATTCTTACGAGGCAAGATCGCTGCATTCCAGCAGTTAATCGATCTCCCCGGCAGTAATAACCACCCCCGCACGAAACCGTTTATCTAGCCGTTTCCTGCATTTCTTAACCATACCCCGATAGGCGTATTAAATGAGTGATACATCTACTGATGATGTAGGCGCAGACGTGCCTATGAGTGACGAAGAATCGCAAACGCTGTGGAATGAGATTACGGGCAATAAAGAAGCCCCTGATGAATCTGGCGACGACGATTCAATCGATGATAGCGAACAACAGAACACTGATGATGCTAGCGATGATACAGCCTCTGATGCGGAAAGCACGGACGCTGACGACGATAGCGCAGACGATGATGGTATTGATATATGGGCTGACGCTAATGAGGCGCAGCGGCTAGAGTTCCAGCAACTTCAAAAGCTGAATAAAGAACTCGATCATCGTGTTAAATCGGATTCTGGACGTGTTAAAACGTTACGGCAACAAGTCCAACAGCTCACAGAGCAGGTTGAACAGTTTCAATCTCAACAGCAAAAACCTGCTGAATCGCAGCAAGAGACAGATTTACCCGTTTCATGGAAAAAGTATCAACAGGATTTTCCTGATGATGCGGCGGCTATCTCTGAATTGCTCGAAACAGCAAACAAAAGCACTACCAGTAAGATTGCTCAACTCGAACAAACGATTGAGCAGTTGCAGTCATCGCAGGGCGCTGGATTTTACGACATCTTGGATGCGCAACGTCCAGATTGGCGCGATACCGTCCAATCAGAATCGTTTACTGAATGGTTGGTTGATCAGGCTGAGCCTGTTCAGCTAATGCAGCATTCTACGAAAGTTCGCGATGCCGTTAAATTACTGAGTTATTACGATGACCATCTGGCCACGCAAAAAGCTAAAGCTGAAGAGATTAAGAAACAACGTAAACAACGGCTATCAGAAACAACATCAGTAGAAGGAAAAGGTGGCGCTACGCCCACGGCAGACGGTGATGATACCGACGCTATGTGGAACGCGGCTATCAAAGCTGCAAGCAAGCGCCTTGGAAAAGCAGCTTAACTAAGGATTCCTTCTTATGGCTAAAACAACCTACGGTGATATCAGTCAGCGTACAGCCTATCATGCAATGGCAACTATGCTGGCGCACGCCGAGCCCATTATTGTGCTTGGCAAAATGGGGCAGAATCGCCCTATCCCTGGTAACTCGGCAAACCAAGCCAAGTTTCGTCGGCCTATTACGTTTGAAGTATCGACTACTCCTCTGGTTGAGGGCGTAACCCCTACTGCTCACAAAATCCGGTTTGAAGATGTTCCGGTAACTCTGAGCCAATACGGTGATTTGGTTGAAATCTCTGATGTAATCGCAGATACAGGTGAAGACCCTGTATTAAACGAAGCATCCATGCTCAGTGGTGAGAATGCCGCAGAGACTACGGAAATGATTTGCTGGGGCGTCGTAAAGGCAGGCACTAACAAATTTTATTCTAACGGATCAGCCCGAGCATCTGTAAATACAGCATTAAGTCTCACTCGGCAACATGCGGTCAATCGTAATCTACGAGCCAACCGTGCCAAGCCAATCACTCGCATTTTAAACGGGTCAACGAATATCAACACAACCCCAGTTGAGGGCGGTTATGTGGCATTTGCGCATACTGATTGTGAATATGATATTCGCCAGATAACCGGGTTTGTGCCTGTTGCGGAGTATGGTTCTCGTCAGCCGCTTTGCCCGGAAGAGTTAGGCAGTGTTGAAAACGTCCGTTATGTGTTATCTCCTTTGCTAGAGCCCTATTTGGGGGCGGGTAGTGCAACGCTGAATTCAATGAAGGCGGCAGATGGGGTTAACGTTGACGTTTACCCGATAGTGTATATTGGTCAAGAAGCGTTCGGCCATGTTCCGCTGGCTGGTAAAGACCGTATTACCCCGTCAGTGATCAACCCAGGCACTATCGATAAGAGCGACCCATTAGGGCAGCGCGGCTATGTAGGCTGGAAAGCTTACTATGCTGCGGTTCGCCTTAACGAGTCATGGATGGCTGTTCTTGAAACTGCCGTAACTGATTTGTAAGGAGACAGCTATGAGTAATTTGACTAACAACGCTGTCCGCACAGCAGTATTAAACATGTGCTTTGGTGATGCCGGTCTTGCGATCCATGGGGTGAACACAGAAAACGTTCTAACAGCTAATGCGGTTGAGATGTCTGTTAATGGCGTATGGAATACCTTAGCGGCCCAGGCTGAGGTTGACATCTCAGGACTGACTTTCTACAACGGTGATGGTGATGTGTTGACTGCTGCGCCAGTCGTTCAAACCGCATATGAGGCTAAGTTTGTTTTAGCTCGCAATAGCGCAGATACGATTATCTGTTGCTGCGGGTTTGAAATCGCCACTGCGGACACTGAGGAACCTGATTGGCCTGTTGTGCCTGATGGTTACACACCATTTGGCGGCATTAAGGTTGTTAACGCTACCGGTTCCGATTTCACCATTGGGACTACCGGCCTGGACACGGCGAATATCACAGATACTTACTATGATCTGTGCAATATCCCCCCTCGTTCAGTATAGATAAACCCTCCTAACCTAAAGGCGGCTTCGGTCGCCTTTTTTTATGGGTGAATGAAATGGAACAAGTAGAAGCAGTACCCCCCCAGAAGAAGCAAATTCGCGCAAAATCATCAGGTGATGACGAACTTATGCTCAAGGGCAAGCAAGCGGTCAGAAGAGAGCTTGAAGGGCAAGAGCAGGTAACGATAGTGTTAGATCAGCGCAGAGATTCTTCTGAGCCTGGGCAGGTTTATGCGGCCATTAATGGCTATGGGTTTTTAATGCAGCGCGGGATGCCAATTACAGTACCAAAGGCGTTGTGTAACGTTTTAGATGAATCTATGCAGGTGAAGTATCTAACCGAATGGGACTCTGAGGGTAAGCCTAAAATAACACCCCATGAAAGCTTGTCGTATCCTTACCGCGTTGTGAGCGCAGCTCCGAAATCGCAGAACTAACATGAACCTCGCAGAACTCAGGGCGTTGTGCCGCCGGATGACTGGCGATAATGTTCAGCCCTATGAAGTTGATGACGACCAAGTTGCTGACTGGCTGAACGAGGCTGAACAAGAGGCATGTCTACGTGCCGACTTGCTATATGACACGGTTAATAGCATATCGGCTGGTATTGCCATGGTTACGGATCAATCGCAGTACGCATTGACATCGACGGCATTAACATCTGAGTTCTACAATTTTGACTGGTTTGATATTCCTGAGCATAAGATTACGTTGAAACTGATTACATTAAAGGAACTGGATAACATTGCCCCGGCATGGAAAACAGCAGATTCATCGTTACCTGAGTATGCAATCACTGATTTATTGCCACGCCAGTTGGTTGTCTACCCTGCTCCAAGCAGTACATACAACGGTGATTACATTAATTATCGCGGTTATCGGTTGCCTACTACGGCGATGTCTCAGGATTCACATACTCCAGAGATAGCAGTAACGCATCATCGTAATTTAGCGTACTGGGTTACGCATAAATGGTTTGAGTTACCTGAATTGGATATTTACGATCCGAATAAATCAGCCCGTGATTTGGCGAGGTTCGAGGAAGCTTTTGGGCCAAGACCGGACGCAATAGCTGAACAATTGATTTATCGCAAACAAGGCGTTAGGTTTGAACCGCGCATGACTTTCTTTGGTGGGTAATTATGGCGACACTGGCTAGCATTAATGGATTCGACGAAGAAAGAACACCACAAAACCTGTCATTAGCAACGGCAATCAACCCAGTCGAGGATGCTGTAATCAATACTCGCAACCAGAGATTACAGAAAGCCGCACAACGACCAGGTTTGTTAGGGCAGGCGGCTAGAAGCAAGATGGCCGGTAGTTTTAACGTGGTTTCGTCGGGGCAAAATGATTTATCTGAAGCCAAGCGTTTAAATACGCTCGCCGACAGCATGAAACGCGACCGGATGCAGAAAACCGAACGACGTGACGCCACACGATTGCGTCAGGACATGCAATCTAATCAGCGTATCGGTAGGTTTAACGCCGGATTAGCAGCGGGTGGAACGGGTAGATTTCAGGATGAAGCAGCAAAAAGTGCAGCATCGTTTCTCGGCCAGGCCCAGCAGCAGCAGGAACAAATAGCGGGTGGTGGTTCGTTAGGTGCGGTTATCGCTCGCCAGAATGAACAGAATGATGCTCGAACATTAGCAGGTCAAAAGCTGGCTGGCGAACAAAGTATTGCTGATAAACAGTTGTCTATGCGTGCATTAGAAGGGCAGAAACAGCGAGATATTCAGCAGGAACGGCTAGGTATTGATAAGCAACGTCTTGGTGTAGACCAGCAGCGTGTTGATACCATGAAAATGACTGCGGAGGCAGAGCTTGCTAAAAAGTCATTATCGCCATTCGAGACACGTCAAGAGACTAATGCGGCTGATGAATTGGATAAAGTGTTGTCAGTTGCGGGCAAGGCCAAGCAGACGATTCCTTTGCTTGCTGAGGCGGCGGGGCTTAACGAAGAGGGTGTAACGGGAGCGCTGGCGAAACCTGCTGCTTTTGCAGCGAGCTTGGTTGCAGGCATTATCCCTGGTGCTGACGATTATGCTACCAAAATACAAAGAATTGAGTCGATCAGTAATCAGTTGGCGCTGGGCAATAAAGATGTACTGGAAATTACTGGCGTTTTATCCGATACCGATATTAAGTTATTGCAGTCAACGGTTATCAACCCATCCAATACCCAGGAAGCCAACCAGAGAATATTAGAAACTCAACTAAATTTACAAAAGCTTGCCCTTGAAAAAGCGGATGCGTTAGGAAAAGCAAGAACCGCCGAAGAATACAGAGAGATCAAGGAAAACTTTGGCAAGGAAGATTTAGCAGCAGCTATGGATAAAGTGTATAGCGCGGCTATCACTGATGAGCAATTGGCGGCGCTGCCTCAGCTTGGAGCAACAGCAGAGGATATTGTGACTACTGCTCGAGAAAATGATATGACGCCTGACCAGGTGATTCAAACTCTTATGCAGCGTCAGCAAGGCGGCCAATAATGGCAGGTAGAAATTTGTTTGCCACGGCTGACGCTGAACAACAGCCAGTGACCGGCAGGAATTTATTTGCTGATGACGCGCCAACTCAACCACAACCGGCGGCAAGTGGCCGAAATGTGCTTTCGTCAGCACAGCCAACATCGGTAGCACCAGAGTATACGCCAGATACCGATGTAACATTTTTGCCCGATGTTATAGATAGGGGTTTGATAGGCGTTGGTCGCGGGTTTGTCGATGTGGGCGAAGGTATCGGCCAGCTAGCTAGAAAAGGTGGTGAGCTGGTGGGGTTGACGACGCCAGAGGATACCGCGAAATTTGAAGAGGAAGTACGCCAGGAGCGCGCACTATTCGATAGGAATTTAGGCAACGATACATCAGCCAGTATTGGTCGATTTGTTGGTCAGGTAGCGCCAACATTGGTTGCTCCTGGCGCAGCAGCTGGTGCTGGAATTCTCAAGCAAGCCACATTAGCGGGTGTTACTGGGGCAGGGCTTGGCGCTACTAGCTTTGTTGATGAGGAAAAAGGTGACAGTAGGCTATCTAACGCATTAGTGGGGGGTGCAACCGGAGC